CGATACTCTGGTGAGCTGGTGCTCACCAAAGGGCAGATCAAAACCCGACGTTCAATCGAACGTGGGGAAACCGTATCCTTCGGAGCGAAGACGGTTGATCTGTTCGGTGCTGATCTGAAAGCGCTGGCAAAGGCTGGACGGTTGGCACCCCTGGACGATGAAGCACGGGGTCTGTTGGGGCTCCCACCCATCGAACAGAAACCGGCGGAGAGCCCGCCGGTCGCAGAACAATCGGAGCCGGAGCCAGTACTTGCGCCGGAGCCAGCAGAAGAACCGGCAGAGCAACCGGTCAAGCGACGAAGGTAAAACAGCAGTTGAAAGAAGAGCGGGCAACCACAATGAACATCAAAGTTTTCGTCAAGAACCAGATCCCTCAACTCCAGTCATGCAACCTGGGAGGGATGCCACGTCCCCTGTCAATTCCTGGTGGCGGCGAAGTGGAGATCACTTCCGCAGATTGGCAGGGCTACCCAGGGCTTCGTTCGAAGTGCAAGCCCGGCAAGGTCAAAGGGGGCGGACCCCTGTTGACGCTGCTCTATCGCACCGGAGACGGACGCGATTATCCCATGACGATCGAGCAAGCTGATGAATGGGCGAAGGTCGCCAAACCGGCAGCTCCCGAGCCCCCTCCGTTTCACGCACCCGCCACGGTGGTAGCTCCGCCGGCTCCGTTCGCAGAAACTTCGGGCATCCCGCCGGTCCCCCCTTCTGGGGGCGTTTAGGGGGGATGATTGGTCAATCTGGCAGCCTTCCGTCTCGCCCATCCGGAATTCGGTAACCAACCGGATGGGCAAGTCCAAGCGTGCTTGGATGAGGCGGCATTGCGCACGGATGCCACCGTTTTCAGTACCCTCACGAACGAAGCCCATCGGTGGCTGGCTGCTGATCTCTTGGTGTCCCGCCCTACGGGCCGCGAAGCGCGCCAGGAGAAGATGCTGGGTGGTGAGAGCATCTATCGAGTGAAGCGGCGGGAGCTGGAAACGATCTGTGGTGGTTTCCAGGGTGGGGCCAACTGATGGGCTCCGTCACTGACATAGATCGTGGGTACAAGAAACGCATGCGATCGTTACGCGCAAAGCTCCCGGTTCTCAAAGTTGGAGTGTACGGAGAGCAAGCGGAAGCAATCGACGGAGAAGGAACGATCACGGTTGGAGCACTGGCGGAGATCCACGAATTCGGATTGGGCAACGTTCCAGAGCGATCATGGCTTCGCGCGTACGTGGATGAAAACAACGCGCGTATCACCCAGATGATCGCGCGGGTTGGAGAGCAAGTTGCAGCTGGGAAGATGACTCCTGTAGAAGCGCTCAACCTGGTGGGGCTCAAGATGGTGGGAGAAATTCAACAAAGGATCTCCGCGGGAATTGACCCCCCGAACGAAGACAGCACTGTGCAACGCAAGGGTTCCAGCACTCCGTTGATTGACACAGGTCAATTCAGAGGGAGCATTTCTCACGAAGTGGTTTCGGCCGGGAGTGATCTCTGATGGCGCAGAACCACGGGTTTGACATCGAAGCAATCAGCGATGGGTTGATCGCGATCGTGAAAGAGATTGCTGGGATCGATGTCGGACTATCTGCCAGTGTTCGATCTGTGACGGATGACATGCAACCCTGGATGATGCCCTCCACTACAGAGGGTGCCACGATGAAGGTAGGTCTCATCGCTGTGCAGTCTCTTGGGTGGGGTGAGGAAGTACGGCTAGAATACGATCCAGATTTGACGTTCCCCGATGATGAAGTGTTGGGGGGGTTTCAGATCGGTGTTACTGGTCCGAGGGTGCTCACGTTTTCAATCAGCTGTGAGTGTCATGATGCGAAGAAGAGCGCGTTCGAATATGTTGAGCGGGTACGATCGAACCTCATGCGTCCTTCGATCATTGATCGCATCAAAGCACTAGGATGTTCGTTCAATTCTTTTGCGGGCTCACGTGATCGGAGTTTTGTTTTCGAAGGTCGCGTGGTGACCAAAGCTGGTTTTGATTTGCTGTTAAATACTGTATCCAACCTGGATGATGATCCAGTCACTACGATTGATACGATGAATGCCACTGGTGCAGCTACCGGTGGGGTTGTCGTCGATCCAATACCCGTACCAGACGTTTAAACAGGAGAGCATCCAATGTCACTCAATGATCTAGTTCATTCCACGGTTTCTTCGGACGGTGCTGGCTTGAAGCAAACCGGCTTCGGGATCATCCTGGCATTGGACTATCACACCAAGTTTGCAGAGAGAGCCCGCTACTATGAGGATCTCTCCGGAATGACTTCGGATGGTTTCGCGTCGGGTGATCCACTCTACAAGATGGTAGCCCGCGCGTTCTCCCAGGACCCCCGGCCTGACAAGGTGCTGGTGGGAAGGATTTCCAACACGTACACCCAGACGATCAAGTGGACTCCCACGATTCTGACCTCGGGTTACGTGCAAACCATGACCGTGGAAGTGGAAGGCGAAGAGCTGACAGCGGAATATACCAACGGTCCGTATGTCGCGGCTGCCACCATCTTGAACTCAGGGGATATCCTGAACATCGCGGGGCACACATTCCGCGTGGATGATGTGGTCACACTGACTTCGTTGGTTGGTGGCGCTGGGCTTGCTGTTCTTACGAATTATCACGTGATCAGCGTGGTTGCTGGTGTCAGCATTCAGCTATCGGCGACCCAGGGTGGTGCGGCGATTGTGATCACCACGGATGGGACTGCCAACGTCAACCGCGCTTCCCTTGCTGCGCTCAACGTGATCGACGGAATGGTTGCAGCGCTGCAAGCTCTGGATGACTTCGACACGGATATCACTGTCACCAACCAGACCACCTACGTTCGGGTGATTAGTATTGCTGGTTTGTTGGTGGGCTACAGCGATTGGACCGGAACGTATGAAGATGTGACGGCGGATGTGTCTGGCGGCATCGATGCGCAGCTAGACGCGATCAAGTTGGAAAATGACGATTGGTATGGGCTCGCTCTGGCTCCCGCGTTCAAGGCGATGCAAGAGACAGCGGCAACTTGGATCGAAGCCAACAGCAAGCTTGCTGCGTTCCGATCGTCGGACTGGCAAGCGATGAATTCGAGCGAGACTTCGGATATTGGCGATACCCTCATGGGTCTCAGCTACGGCCGATCCACCGTATACTTCCGCAAGCATGCCACGTCGGACTTCATCGACATTGGCGCGATGGCTGAGCGTTTCCCCAGTGATCCAGGTCAACCTCCGGGAGCTGGTGGAACCTGGTTCGGCAAGACGATCAAGGGTGTTCTCGCTGACGATGCACGCGACAACGCTCTTACCCCCACGGAGAAAGCGAACCTTCGCGCGAAGAACTACACGGTTTACGAGAATACCGCGCAGCGCTCGCACACCTTGGATGGCAAGTCAGCATCCGGGGAATTCGTGGACGTTATCCGCTTCCTGGATTGGGTGCGCGTTCGTATTCAAGAAGCCATCGCTACGGTGGAGCTGAACGCGGAACGAGTCCCCTACACGGATGGTGGCATCGCCAGTCTTGCGGCACAGGTCTCCAAGATCATGGATCTGGGAGTCATTGCTGGCGGGTTCTCCAACAGCCCCTATCCGACCGTGACGGCTCCGAAAGCCGCGGATGTCTCTACGGCTGACAAGACAGCGAGAACCCTCAACAACGTCCGCTGGGCAGCAACGCCAGCCGGTGCGATCCATCTCACCAACGTGAGTGGAACGGCGTCGGTTTAAACAACCAGAGCGAAGTAAGAAAGGTAAACCATCATGGGACGTGTAGCAGGAACCTTGGACCCCAAAGCCGTTGATATCCTCTTTGGCCCAGTGAAGCTTGAAGGATACGCGGAAGGGGAGTTCATCACGATCAGCCAAGAGGAAGATACTTTCCTTAAGGTGGTTGGCACCGATGGTGAAGTTGCACGTTCGATCAACTACAATGATGCAACGATCATCACGGTCAAGCTTCTCCAGACAAGCCTTTCCAATACGCTTCTGTCTGGGCTCTGGCAGCTGGACAAGGCAACCGGTGGAGGTTCGCCACAGACCTTCTTCATTCGCGATCGAAGCGGAGTCAGCATTTTCGCAAGCGCTACCGCGTGGGTGGTGAAGCCACCCGATCAGTCGTGGGACAAGCAAGCAACCTCTAGGGAATGGGCTTTCTGTGCTGTGGGCCAGCCCCCCACCAACAGCATCGGCGGAAACTAGAAGTAGCGCGTAAGCGCAAGGAGCGGGCAAACCATGGGCAATCAGCTAAAGATCAAGGAGCATACTTATACAGTCCGGCTTCTCTCATCCGGATTGGGGCTCCAGGTGGCGGCGCGTCTGATGAATCTCCTAGGTCCTGGGATCAAGGGGATGAACGAAGAAGAAGACAACGGCGGAAAGATGGTGGCTTTCGTCGGAGAGTTGCTCTCTGATCCGAAACTCGATCAACAGCTGAAGTTTTTCACTGACACGTTTCAAACAGTCTCTTCGGTTCAGATCGCTGGCAAAGAAGTGGAGCTATCCAGCATCTACGAAACACACTTCATGGGGAAGTACTTCGAGTTGATCCGCTGGCTCGTGTTCTGTTTCGAGGTCAACCACGGAAGTTTTTTAGCCGAATTGGGGTTCAACGTAGCGCAGCTAGAAGCCAAGCTTCGGGCGGTAGTTTCCGAATCCCAGAAGCTGTCAGAGACGAATGGTTGATCTGGAAGGTCGTTCTATCCGGGAGGTTCAACGAAACATACCAGCACATTAGAGACCATTGGAATCTCCTAGAGGTTCTCAACGCAAGTGAGATCCTGGATGCGATAGAAGAAGCAAGTCAACCCAAACCGTCGATCAAAGTCTGAACATGGCCCTTAGAGACATCATCGCAAAGTTTGGGTTTGACTTTGATAAGGGTCAACTCGACAACCTCAATAAGGGTGTTGAGGGTGCGAAGAGTAACATGGGAGGGCTTGTCAAAGCCGTGGCTGGTGTCTTCGCGCTGCACAAGCTTAAGGAGCTGATCAATGATGTTGCGGGATCTGCCGCCAACCTCGGGAAGCTTGCACAGCAAACCGGGCAGAGCATCGAACAGGTAGAGTTCTTTCTCTTCGCGATGCCGGTACCGGCAGAGGAAGCGGAGCAAGCACTACGCAAGTTCACGATTGCAATGGGTCGCTCCGAAGACGGAGCCGGAGCACAGGCGGAGAGCTTCAAGAAGCTAGGTGTCTCGCTCAAGGATAGCGCGGGTAATGCGCGCGAGGGTGGAGACGTTCTAGAAGACGTAGTTACCAACTGGAGCAAGCTTCACAGCGCTGGAGAGAAAGCTTCGGTAGCGGTCGATCTATTCGGCCGGGCTGGTGTGCGGCTGATCCCTTTCTTGAGCAAGGGGAAGGAAGGTCTAGCAGCGCTCCACCAAGAGTTTGAAGATCTGGGTGGGGGCTTCGGTGCGGAAGCTGTAGAAAACGCGATGAAGTACAAGAAGGCTCTGAAGAACCTCAACACAGCCGTTGAATCTTTGGAAGGTGCCTTGCTCGGGTCGATCTTCGAACCGTTGGCAGATTTCGTGAAACTGATCGCGAAAGGTGTCGGTTGGTTCAAGAAGTTTTCCGAACACACCAACCTTGCAAAAGCTTCGCTCATCACACTTGGAACAGCTGGTGTGATCGGAATTGGGATGTTGCTTGCGCCCTTCGCGGGAGTAATCGCAGCTATCACAGCCGTTACTTTGGGGCTGGATGATCTGATCGCGTTCATGAACGGGGGAAGGTCTCTCTTCGGAGATGCACTCAACAATGTGTTTGGAGAGGGCACCGAAGAGAAGGTTAAAGACTGGTGCACGAACATTGGTAAGCAGGTACAAGACTTCTTCGTCGATCTACTCAAGCACCCTCGCAAGTTCATCGATGATGTGAAGGCGATGTTTAAGGACTTCGCAAAGTTTGACATCTTAGGGGATCAAGCTTTCGACGATAAGGATAAAGTCAAAGCCGCGCGCAAAGCTGCCGGTGCCCCTGAAGAAGGCTATGGGGTTAAAGACCTTTGGAACTACGTTACGAATCAGAGCAAGCAGAGCACAGATCAGGCAATGACGGATCAAGCCACTGGCCAAAACAAGGTGGCAACGGATTGGTTTGCTTCACTCTCTGACAAGCTCTTCGGTGGAACCCCCGCAACCCCAGGGATGGCACCAGTTCCAGGGCAAGCCGTGAGCAAGACGGTTCAGCAAACGAACCACGTTGCTATCACTGTGACTGATAGCACCCCGGCGGATGTGAAAGATGCTGTGGAGCAAGGGGCAACGAATGCCCTGGGGAACGAACGAAGGGCAGCACAGCTCTCTCTAGAGCAGAGCGGAGGCTAACGCATGCAACCCTTTGACAAGCTCCCCTATATGACATGGCAAGACGATGCCGGGCATACCAACGTCTTGCGCCCGAACGTTCAGGTGGAGGAATCGATCACTCTTGATTCAGACATCACAGAGCATCCGGTGGAGACCGGCTCTGCCATCACGGATCACATCCGTTCAAAGCCCGACATGGTGGAAGTGGAGTGGTTCTTCTCCGATGCTGTCACACGTTCGGATGTGCTCGATCCTCATCCAGACATCGAACAGGTGGAGTTGAAAGCACAGGATCCAGCCGGGCTCACCCTCGCGAGTCTCACCAGTACATCCAATCTATTAACCGGTGCGATCAACCTCTTGACTCCCAAGGTCAAGTACTTCGCATCGTTCTACGTACCGCCGGACAAGCCGAGGTATGTGGATGCGTATGACAAGCTCCAGGAGCTTCGAAAGAACGCTACCCTGGTGAGCATCAAAACCACCACGGCTCTCTTTGATGAGATGGCTATTGAGAGCGTTTCAATCTCTCGCACCAACGGAGAAGGCAACGGAGCCAAGATCGGTATCCGGTTGAAGCATGTTCGGTTCGTGCAATCGGATATCACGTTGGCCGTGCCTCTCCCTGAAGATGCACGAGCGCAACCGAAGAAGGATGCAGGTACCGGGGTTCCGTTTGGTCCGCCCCCACCTCCTAACAATGGCGTGGCATGGCAAGCCACCCACCCAGGACAGACACCCGGTCCTGGCTTCGTGTATGGGGCTCGCTAATGTCGTTCACTGAGATCAGCATCCCGGAGAACACAGCCTTCTTTGAGAAGCGGGTGGATTGCGATGGTGTGAGCTTCCTCTTTGACTTCTCCTACAATCAGCGCGCGGATTGCTTCTACCTTGAGATCAAAGATGAGCTAGGGGATCACTTGCTCGGGCCGATCAAGCTGGTGAGTAACTGGGCCTTGCTCCACTACCATCGATATGTGGACGGTCTCCCGCTGGGAGAGTTGCTCGTTTATGATCCTCTCGTGAAGACACCGGCTCCAGGGCTGGGGGTGCTAGGGAAGGATGTTCGCTTCTATTATCTGGATGCCGCGGGGGTAGCTGACACACTATGAGCACCCTTCTAGAAGGTCGCGTCATTGAAGTAACGGTGGATGATATCCGGCTCAATGGGAATCGTGTGACCTTCAACGTTGAGAAGACTGCCAAGCCCGATCCCAATACCGCTGAGGTTTGCGTCTACAATATGACGGACTCGCAGCGGCAAGGGATCAGCGCGAAGAAAGCACCCCTAGTTACGCTGGCAGCTGGATATGGGAAGAACCTTACTCAGATTTTCTATGGCAATCTTATTCACGCAACACATGAGATTGACGGAGCGGACATCAAAACCACGTTGAGTACTGGAGACGGTATCGAGTCCTACCGCAAGGCGAGGATCAATGCTGCATTCGGTCCGAAGACTCCAGCAAGTACCGTCTTTCGAGCCATCACGAAAGCGATGGGGTTGAAGCCGGGCAACTCCGACAAGTTCATGAAGCGCTTTCAGATCGGTTTGCTGGGGCAGATCTTTCTCACGGGCACCACTGTCAGTGGTAGCGCATCGCGTGAACTGACTGCCATCTGTAGGAGTGCCAACTTGGATTGGAGCATCCAGGATGGCAAGCTACAGATCCTCGATAGATCGAAAGCTCTGGATTCCTTTGCAATCAAGCTCGATGCACAATCAGGGTTAGTCGGTTCGCCTTCCTTGTGTGTGAAGAAGGGGAAGACTGTTGTTTCTGGGAAGTGTTTGATCATCCCGGATATGTTTCCAGGCAGACAGATCAGCCTTGATTCCAAATTCGTTAAGGGGAGTTTCGTTCTGAAGAAGTGCACCTACTCCGGGGATACCTTTGGTTCTGATTGGTATTGCGAGTTTGAGGGGGAGGGTTTCGTTCCGAAGATCGCCAAAGCTCCTATCAGCGCAGCAACACAGCGGGTGCTGAAACATGCCTAACGAACCCTCAATCACTGAGTTGATTCGTGGTGCGCTTGAATCGCGGTTGGCGGACGTGCATGTATCATTGCCCGGGATCGTGGTGAGCTACGATGCTGCAACCCAGACAGCTTCAATTCAGCCCGCGTTACGTCGCGTCCTGTTCGATGACAACGAAGATCCGGTGGAGGAAGATCCACCAATCCTCCAAAACATCCCGGTGAAGTGGCCGGGTGGTGGTGGCTTCTACTTGCACTTTCCGCTGGCGAAAGGGGACACAGGAGAGCTTACGTTCCACGAGCGCTCTAACGTTGAATGGCGGCAGACTGGCGCGCTTGCAACCCCGGGAGATCTCCGGCTGCATTCATTCGCTTATGCGACGTTTGAACCCGGGCTCCGGGATGACAAGCACCCTCGCGCGGATGCTCCCGCAACGGATGAAGGGGTGCTAGCTACCGGAGCCGGTGTGCTGCGCGTGGGGCCGTCTGGTGGCGCGGATTTCGTTGCGCTCGCCGCGAAG